ACGTGTACCGTGCCGGCTGACCAGATGAGGTTCTGGTTCGGTCCCTGTGTCGCGACGACGTTGTGCGGCTGGTACGTGCCCGACCTCGAGCGCCAGTCGACTCGACCGTCGTCGCAGAACGTCACTTGCGGTCCTCGGAATACCACGCCGTCCTCGTTAGGCGTGAACACGGCGCTCCAGTCTGTATGGCAGTATGCAGAATCCGCTCGCCAGCAATCCGATCCGCGATACATCGCCATGATGCGAATCGGCAGCACGACTTCCCATCGGCCTCCGAACTGGCCGTTCGGTGTCGGATCGTATCGCAAGTACACGATCGGAATGAACTCTGGGCATCCGTTGGCCGACGCCGGATAATGAACCTCGCCGACGCCGCATACGATCTGGAACGCGCCGCAGAACGGATTCTGGTTGTCGGCACAACTGACGAATTGGCCGGAGCCCGGAGGATCTTCCCACTGACATCCGCATGGGCAGTTGTACGTGCCTCCTCCGACGAGAGGCACGGCCTCAAGCGTGAGATTGCACGAGCCGCAAGGGTCGAGCGGAGACGCGCCTTGCCGCGACACGGTCCCGCGTCCAACCTGACCGCCGTTGATCGAGCATGAGCCCGTGCATGGACAGATGTAGTTCGGAACGTCCGGAACGCACTCGCAGGAGTTGAACACGTTGACGAACGAGCCTGTCCAGAAGATTCCGAACTGAACCGTACCGGCTTCGCAACACGGGTTGTCGCACGGGTCCGTCCCGCAACAGCACGCGACCGCCGGGATGATGTGCGACATCAGGCGAAAGTCCCGTGCAGCGTGAACGTTACTCCGGCCGCATCAGCCATCCCTCGCAAAGCGTCGCCCTCGAGCATCGGGATGCGAGTTGAGTCAATGAGCGTCCCGTTCGCGGCGATTGCAACGTCATAGAACAGCGCGTTCTCCGTGCCGCTCGCACGGCCTTGGCTGCAATGGTGCAGACGTATCCGGCGAACGCTCGATGTCGTGTTCGCGAAGTAGATCGCATGAACAACGAACCGCTGACCGCTGCCGACCGCGAACAGTTGCTCGTCCGTCGCACGTAGTCGCATCTGGTACGGCATCAGAGGTTGCCCTCGAGCAGATTGCCGAACGCCCCTGGCACCGGCCCGATGCACTCAGGCTCAAGCGGCGACGGAGCCTCGAAGGCGTAGACGACTTCGGCGATGGACGGGTCGGATGCCAGCACGCCCACGACCGGACCGTCAACAGGAGCGACGACTCGCAGCCGTGACGGCGGATTGTTGAACTCGGTCGCCTGCCCGTGCATCTGGCTCATCTCGTACGCGTTCCACGCGATGCCGGCCGGCATGTCGATCCTTTGCGATGTCATGCCGGCGCTGTTCAGGTAGACCGGCTGCACGTTGTAGCGGTACATGCCAGGGACGACTTCGTTCACGCTCGTGATGCTGAGCAGCGTAGATTGACCAGTGACCTGCGGTCGTCCACTGAAGCAGAACCAAGGACGACCGGCCGCATCCATCATCCTGAACAGGACGACCAACTCTCCGACAATGGCCGTTCCTCCGAGTTGGATGGCACGACCCAGCGGAGACTCTCCGAACTTTTGGGCGGTGCGACCATTCTCGGCGTTGGTGATCTTCTTCCGTGGGCTTCCCTGATCGATGGTGACTTCTGCCCAGTTCCACACCCGGTACTTGATGCCCTTCGGACCGGGGTCGAACATCTGGTCGCCGAGATCCTGCGTCAGCTTCACCACCAGCGGCGGATCTTCAGGAACCGTCATCCTCCTGCCGGGATGGACGAACCCGGCAAGCATGGCGTCGGCCGCGGCTAGCGTCGCGTTCGCCTCGTCGAAACTGAAGCGGCCTACGCCGCCGCTCGTGAACCGCTTGCTCATGGACTGAAGATCTGGAACGAGATGTATGCTTGCGTAGCCGCAATGGACGTGATCGCCTTCGCGATGACGTTGGTGGTAGCAGGCCTCGAGATCGTCGCCTCGCCGGCGTTGAGCCTGAACAGGGAGATCATCGAGGTAGCGACAGCAGTCGTTGACGTGAAGCCGCCGACGCCGATCTCGATCGGGATCGTCGTCGACAGGTTCTTGAAGTACGCGATCCCGTTCGCCGTCACGTCGGCATTCAGGTCGAGCGCTTCCTCGCTTCCCGTGATCAGTTGATTCCCACCGGCACTCGCGACGCTCGACAGGTCCGCCTGCTTCGTGTCGGGAGCGAACAGGAACTGAAGGTTGTCCTTCGTGATCTGAAGACGATTGGTGATGGTGATCTCGTTTGCCATGTCAAATACTGTAGAACTGCGAATCCATGCCGCGAAGGTCAGCAAGATCTGGATACGGCTGCACGAAGCGCACGTACTCGGCTACCTTGATTCCCGGTGCGGTCGGATGCGGCCTCAGCAGAACCTTGCCGCCGGCATCCCTTCCGACCGATTGATGCATGTGGAAGAACTGGTCGTATACGAACGCGTGACCCAGTTGATACTTGCGTTCGCCGATTCGATTGACGGAACATCCCGTGTAGAGCAGCGATCCAGGCTCGCAGTCGAGGAACTCGCGATTGTTGCGAGTCCAGAGGAAAGGGACGAAGTTACGAGGCTTGAATCGACCCTCGCGCACCGTCGTGATCGTGATCTGGAACTGCCTGAAGATGAACGACACCGGCTCGCCGGCACTGTCAACATGGACCCCACCGATGTCTGCCGCAGTCGGCACTCCGAGAGGACAAAGCGTCGAGGTGTTCAGGCATAGGCTGGCGATCTGACTCGTCGTGAACGCTCGCCAGATCGGATGGTGCGATGCCGTGAAACTTGCCGTTACCTCGATGAAACCTGGCGTAGCCGCGTCGACGATCTCGTCAGGCGGCGGAGTCGTTGTGAACCCGCCGACGACCTCCTGATAATCCCAGACGACTTTCCAGAGGCCGATATGGCCGTCGACCTTGGAGATGTTCCAGTCGATCGCGCCGAGATTCGTCGTGCCTGGGAACGGCTCTCCGAAGTATGGGAGACCGCCGCTGCCGAACAGGCGAGCGATCTGATTCGGTGTCTCTATGGCAGTCGTGTCGTCGTAGACGTGGAAAGACCGCGATCCGGTCAACTTGCCTTGTGACCGCGATACCTGCCGGCTTCCGATCTGCTCGACGACTACAAGGCTCATGTGATGACGTAGCCCCTGTTCTTGATGATTGCGATGATCTCAGCCATGCCGTTGAGCAAGTTGGTTTGCAGCATGACCTGCTGCTGGGCAAACTGCTGAATGCCTCGCATGATGTTGTTCTCGGCGAACGTGAAAGATCCGCCGAGCCTGGTCTGGATCGTCGTCGTGGTCGTTCCTTCCCCAAGCACCGAACTGATGTTCGCTTGCTTCTGGATCTTCTCCTGAAGTGCCACCTCTTCCTTGAGTTTTGCGAGTTCTATCTCGGCCTTCGATGCTCCTCTGGCTTTCAGTTCAGCGATCTCCCTCGCGATCTGAACCATCTTGAGGTTGTATTCAAGTTCGGCCTTGCGGTACGGGTCCGCCTGCTTGAGGATGTCTATCTCCGCTCGACGGTCCTGCAGTTGCTCATTGATCGACTTCCTTCTGGCGTTCTCTTGCTCTCGCAATTCCTTCAAGGTTCGTGCCGATTGCGCGTCAACGAGTTCCCGCTTCAGTGCGAAAAATTGATCAGATGCCAAGCCTGCATTTGGCGCGGTCATCTTCTCGCGAGTGACTCGCATGCCATCCAACTGCGCCTGCAGGCCGGCCTTCCTGTATACATCTGTCTCCTTCAGAATCGCAAGTTGAAGTTTGAGGAGTTCCGTTTCCTGACTGTAAATCTGCGCTCGACGAGCGAACTCGACCTCGCGCTGACGATCGGACTCGACACGTTCGGTATCGGCGAGGATGTCGTAAAGTGCTCGACCAGCCTGGTAACTGGCCCCGGCGACCATGCCGAACTTGCCGCCCACCATCGATAGGCCGCCGACCAGGCCGTCTATCTTCTGCATGGTCGTCGCAGTCTGCGACCCGACTACGCGAAGCGCTTCGGTTATGCCTGCCGCAGCCCTTGTGAATGCGCCGGCAGCCTTGTTGAACCGACCGCCGATATCCGATCGATCGACGGCCTGCGCCATCGTCGCCGAGGATCTAACGACCGTCTGTTCCGCCCTCGCCATTCCGGCTTCAAGAGCCCTTATGTCGGCAAAGACCGAGACTGTTACTGACGGGTTCTCAGCCAAGCAGGCGCCTCATCTCTCGATCAACAGACGCACGGCCACCGCGACCGCTCTCGGCTTGGATCATATCGCAGACGCTTTCCATGACTGCGACGAACAGATCGATCGGCATCGACAGCGGGTTGCCGAAGCCTGGTGCGTGCTTTGCTATCAATGCGGCCGATGCGAGCCAGTCCGTGCGCGTCAGGCCGTCGTCGCCGGACTCGGAGCGTTTCCCTCGTCGGACCTCTCGTAGCCACAAAGCCTCTGGGCCCTGTCCACGATCTCGGCCGGAGTAAGCCGCTCGAGGATCTCGTCCGGGTTCTGCTTGGCCCGGAACGCAACGCGACGCACGATGTCGGATGCGACATCAAGTCGCATCGTCGCGATCAGCAGCACTAGCGTTGTTCCCTTGCGGATCGACTGCTCCCGGAGCGCAACAAGCCTCGCGTCCGGCGATGCACCGGACATCTCCAGATCAGCCAGCAGGGACTTGCGTTCGTCAGCCCAAGCGGTCTCGCCGATCTCCATCATGTCCGCCACGGTCAGCAGCGGAGCCCGGAATCCGGGCACGATCTCTACGGTCTTCACTTGATGAGCCTCCCTCTGTTCTCTGCGTGCATCTCTTCCACCGATGCAAAGGCGTGTACGCGACGACTGAGCCTGATGTCGATGACCTTCCGAGACTGGCGTCGCCAGCCGAGCACGGTCGCGACACGCTCAAAAGCCTGCTGTTCGGTCAGGTGCGGCGACACTCCGAGCCGCGACTTGGTGCCGTCGCTGAACTGAACGTCGGCGATCCAGTCGTCAGGCGTCAGGACGCTCGTCGGCCAGAGTCTCAAACAGTCTCGTCCCAGGTCTCGACCGGGATCGCGCCGCCGGCGAGTTGGAAGTTGAACGAGATCGCCGCGTCTCCGGTCTTGGTCACGGACACGGCCGCATCGGAAATCACGGCCGACATGTTCCACGTGCAAGCGGTCGAAGCCGTAGCCGTGCCGCTGCCGCGAGCGTGCAGGTAGATCGTGGCTCCGTTGTCGAGCCATCCGATGGCCGATGTCGCCGTCGCCGCCGTCTTGCCGAGGCTCGGCTTGGTGTTGGCCGCATCCGCCATGAGGAACCCGCCGGCCGATCCGGTGCAGTCGTGCACGCCGAGTTGACGACGGCGACCGCCGTCGCCGAACCCGGTGATGTCCGACACCTGCCGCGAGAACGTCGCGTTCCAGACGTTGAACTGCGCGACCTGGTTGGTTCCGAGCGAGACGCCGCCGTCGTTTCCTACGAGGTATGCCATGCTTGCACCTGTCAGGTCTTGAGTGCCTGAATCCTGAACCGGGAATCCGTCCGGATCGCATCGTCCTCGACCGCGGGAACACCCCGCGACTCGGCACGAATCACGACCCGATCATACCCGGTCGCCGTCAGCGGATTGTTGTCCAGCAGCGTATGCAACGCCTCCGCAGCCGCAGCCGCCACGGCCACGCCGGACGAGTGCGGATGGTACTGCGTGAACTCGATGACGATCGATTCGCGATCAGAGCCGAAGGTCTGGGTGATCGCATGATCCGCCACGCCATAGACGCAGAGCGGTAGCGCGACGTTCGCCGGCGCCTCGTTGACGTAGACGCGACCGCCGAACCCTTGGAACCACGAGGTAGCCGCCGACGAGGTGATCGCTGCCGCGAGCGTGTCGAGGATCGGTTTCATCGCTTGCTGAGTCCCAACTTTCGCAGTTCGATCCGGATCGCGTTCTGCATCGTCTGTCCGAGCGTTTCCGAGATTTCCCGAATCGACGGTCGCAAGTATGGACGCGAGAAGATCCGTGCCGTACCGAACTCAAGAGCCGCCGCATATCGCAAGTTTGATCCGATAGACCAGCCGAGCCGACGTGCTGCCGTGAATCGTTTCGGCTGTCCGGCCTGCCACGAGCGACGCAAATGGCCGGTCTGGACGGCAGGAGGTCGGCCCGGAGCGCTTGACCTGTATCGCAATCCCGGATGTTTAGTGCCGCTTCCTGCCTGGCTCAATGTGGTCTTGATCTCGCTCTGCAACTGAATCAGACCGCGAAGCGTTCCGGTTGCGCATCCGGTGACGATGGCTTCCGCGATCATCCTCCGGTCGAAGTTGAATGACGCGCCGCCGGATGGACCTGTCTTGCTGCCCTTAGCCACGAGGGTAGTCCTCTTCCAGACCGCAAATCTTGTGGCATAGCGGATCGCTGTTCGGCCGGTCATCCGGGATGCGGACCGTATCGACGCGATAGGTGCGGATCTCGCTCGCGATCGTCACGGTCAGCAAGTCGTCGGGCTTGATGTCGACGCTGCCAAGGCAGTAGAGAGTCGCCGAATGCCGGACGTTCTCGCGACCATATCGCAGAGCGACGGCGCCGGCACCGATCTGGAGATATCCGGAGATCGCCGCGGTCGTCGTGCCTGCCGTCGTGCTGACGGCAGCGCCTCCGCTGACATCGCGAATCCAGACCGGACGCTGCCTGGCAAGCGTCCTGCCATATGCCGAGATCAGCGCGTCGATGCTCATCGGATGCGAGTCCTCGAGCCGAGCCGCGTACGGATCAGGTCGAGCGCCGCCGTCGCGGCTCCGAGACTGTACGAGTAGTCTCCGAGGCTTTCAGACTGGACGCCACGATCCCGCTTCCGGTCTCGGTACATCTGGGCTGCGGCCTCTAGGCAGACCTGCTGGATGTCGTAGGGCACCGTGTCATAGCCGCCGTTGTACGCCACGAGGATCGACATCGGCGACGCTGGGAACTCGGTCGTCCAATGATCGCTCGGCCAGCCGTCGCTGATGAACGAGATGATGCCGGTCTCGTGATCGACCCGGAGATCGGCCGTGGTATCCCATGCAGCGGTCAGGTATCCGGTAGCATCCAGCACGTTCACGCCGGCGCGAGGATGCAACTGGTACGCCGAGAACTCGTCGACCGCCGTCGCGTCGAATCCGGTCACGGCACTGATAGCCGTCGCGACTTCCGTGGTCGTCTGATGGTTCGTGAACTGAACCTGCGTCTGATGCGACTGGCCTGTCGAGTCGACACGAAAGAGCCGCACATGCGATGTCGTCACTTCGACGGTCGCGAGAACGTCGGTCGAGCCTGAAGCCGGCCTGACCTCGATCGCGTTGTTCGACCCGAACGCCACGTATTTCACGTGGTTGATTGGTCGAGTCTTGACGCCGATCTGCGGAGTCCGCTCCGAGTTCTTCCACTCGTAGATGTCACGCGACTTGATGACCCGTCCAAGCATCTGCTCGATCTGCACGGACGCAGCGTCGATCGAGGCTTCCAGCAGGCTGGTATCCGTGCCGGCCGTGACGCCCAGATAGGTCTCCAACTTGGCAAGCGTGGTCAGGCTGTTCGGATCTACGGCCATTCAAGTCCTCGCATATGGCGGCTTACCGTCGGTGACGTACTCGCTATGGTACTGGTGTCGCGCGGCGAGCCTCTGGTCCGGCCAGGTCACCATGATCTGGATGTGACCGATCTTGACCCGGTTCGACTGCCAGACCTTGTGACCGGCTCGCTTCCATTGTCGCCAGAACTGGATGTCGTCGTCGATGCGGCCCTCGCCCCAACTGCCGTCCGGAGCCGGCGAACCGTGGAACCACGGCAACGGCAGTTTGCGGAGCGCGTCGGCACGGATCAGCGTGAGGCCGAAGTGAGCGGTTGCGACCTCAAGCGCATCGGCTTGGATCTCCTCAAGCGAGAGCGTCGTACGTGCCTTCCCGTCGTCGTCCTCGCACGTGATCAGGACGGTGTTCCGCTCGCGACCGATCTGCATGGCAGCGACCGCGTCGAGGTTCCGCGAGGTCGCCAGCCGATACAGCGAAACCACATCCTCCTTGGTGAAGATCGAGTCATAGTCGATCGTAAGCACCCACTCGCAGGACGGCTTCGCGATCGCCTCGCGCATGAGCCGTGACAGGCACTGGCCCCAGAAGGCTCCGGTGTGCTTCGTGATGTTGATCTTCAGCGGGATCAGGGCGGCGATCGCGCAGAACATGTTCTCCGTCCAGGCGAGCCGCGGCATCGAGATCAACGCCTCGACGTTCCGCAGTTCGCTGATCGGCTCGACCTTCTTGGCCTCCATCGAGACCGCGAGCGGCTCGTCGGCAGCGTGCCACGTGCGAGCCTCGTCGAGCCCTGCGGCCCGGAACGCGTCCACGAGTTTCTGACGGTTCCAGATCGAGCCGTGTTCGCCGGATTTGCCCATGATCCGCTCTTCGACATCCTGAGCGGTCCCGTTCTTGTACGCGTCGACGAGCGCGTCGAAGTTCGGGACGGCTACGCGGAGGTCGCCGCCTGGCCTGATCTTGGCCGCGAGCGCGGCTACCGTGTCGATCGCTCCTCCGCCGACGTACCTCGCCAGGTCGCCGCGTACCTCGATCGCGTCGCAGGATGCATCTGCGTACGGCAGCGACCTTGCGTCCTCCGCCTTGTGTTCGCTGAACGTGCCGTTGTGCCAGACCGTGATTGCCATGCCGATTCCCTCTGATGTGAACAGGGCCGATGCCACGCGGCACCGGCCCTGCCCGTCCCGTGTTGGCGGATGGTATCAAGCGATGACCGAAACCTGAGCGCCGTTGCTGTTGCTCGCCGCCGGGCTGTTGTTCCCGAGCAGGCAGACAATCGGCGAGACGAGAGCGGTAGCCGACGAATGGGCGCGAGCGCCGATCCGGATGAACCGCTTCTTCCCGACGAGGCTCGTAGAGAAGAAGGCGACCGGACCGGCAGCGGCGACGGTCGCATTGTCCGTCGCAGTGACCGCCGTCACCTGGGTAGCCGTATAGGTGAACCCTGAGAGCGCCGCGAAGTTGGCGGTCGTGGTCACGTCGGACTCTTCAAGGACGAACGCGTTGTAGCCGTTCGTGCCTCCGGCGGTGCTGGAGTACGAGGCAACGATGAAGGTCGCCGCGTCGGCTCCCTTGGTGTCGATGCGAGGACCGTAGGTGTAGCCGGTAGTGACGGTCGAGACCGTGCCAGCGAGGGCAACGACGGCCTTTGGATTCTGAATGGGAATCATGGGAAGGGACCTTTCTGTCAGGCGTAGGAGTTACCCGTCGCCAGGGTGTTTGAGACGTACTTCAAGCCGGACTGTGCCGGCGTGACTGGTGCATAGGCCGGCTCGTCGAGAAGGCAAATCGCCGAGACGACGTTGGTCGTCGCGATCGAGTTGGCCGTCTTGAGCCGGATGTACCGCTTCTTGCCGCGGAGGTCGATTGTGATGTTCGCGAACGCGTCGACGTTGGTCAACGCAGTCGAGTCGATCGAGGTCGGCAAACCGCTTGAGATCGTATGGAAGGCCACGAACGAGGCCGTATTCGTATCGTCGGCGTGCTCGAACGAGAACGATGCAGGAACCGCGGTCGAGTTCGCGGCTTGCGCGATCACGACGAACGATGCCGTATCGAAGCCCTTGACATCGATCGTGTTGCCGGTGACGACGTTGGTATTCGTCGTCTGGCGAGCGATCGCGATCTGGCACTTGATGTTCTGGACAGGCTTCATGAGGTCTCCGGAGAGGGCCGGGCCGCCACGAGGACGACCCGGCCCCGAGGGAAGAGCAGGGATTAGGCCGACAGATACAGGCCGACGATCGGTCCGGCTTCGACGGTATCGCCGACGTTGGCAACCTTGATGTCGAACCGCTCGGTACCGCGAACCGCGATCTCGTCCTGTTCGAACGCATTGAGCGCCGAGTCGGAGAACGCGATCGAGGTCTGGCGACGGTCGCCGAAATACGCGGCCATTCCGAGATCGCCGAACAGGACCGGAATGCTGCTGGTCGTGCTGGTGCGATCCATGACCTGGACGAACTCAACCGGATATCCGAAGAAGACCGGAGTCGCCACGCCATCCTTGACCTCGCGAGCGGTCACGCCGCCGGCGGCATACGCGAGACGCTCCATCACGTTGTGATAGAACGGCTTCGAGCAGTACCACTTGCAGTTCGGCGAATCGGCATAGGCCGGAAGAAGCGCCATCGTGGCGTTCAGATCGCCGAGACTAAGCGTCGCCCAGGTGGTCGGCGTCGGATCGAACAGACCCTTGATGTTCGCGATCGTGCCGTCCACGTCGATCAGAGCCTGCTCGACGCCGACGATGCCGCCGAAGGTCGAGGTGCCGGTTCCGGTGAACCCGCACTCGTCCTCCTTGAGTGCGAACGCGTACGCGATTTCGTTCGCGATGTCGTCGCCGAGGTTGACGATAGCGTCCTCGTTCAGTTCGTTCGAGGCCGTGGTGAGGACCATGAACTTCTGAGCAACGAGGTTCACCTGGTCGAACACCTGCTCGGACTCGGTGCCGGGAGCGGCCTCGCCGATCGCGTAGGCGGTCAGCGTCGACTTGCGACGCGGCATCCGCTTGGTGTCCGAGGTCATCGGGACGATCTTCGCGTTGCGGCGGAAGACGCCGTAGCGCTCGCGGAGCGAGATCAGCGACGACTCGAACTCGTCAGGGACGAGGAAGCCGCCGGCGCTGTTCACGCTCTCGGTGTGACCCTTGGTGACGAGGCCGTTCGCAGCGCACCAATCGGCGCTCTTGCGATGGCCGCGAGCGGCCATGATGAAACGACCGAAGCGGTACGCCTCGTCGTTGCTGGCAAGGAACTTCGCCTTGCCGGTGATCTTGTAGGTGTCGGTGCTGGTTACGTTGGGCATGGTGTTGACTGCCTTGAGTTCCGCGGCGATGGCGGACTTCACGGTTTCGCGGAGAGCCTTCGCCGGCTCCTCTTCCTTCGGCATCTCGTCGGTGCTGGCGGCATCGGTCTCGACCGCGGCCGGCATGATCTTGACCTCGTAGGCGATGTTCTCCGGCGCGAGAGGATTGCCCTCGGCGTCGGTGACGATCACGCCCTCGAGATACAGGTTCTTCGCCTGGGCGAAGCGAGTCTCGCCGACCTGATCGGCGATGCTCTGCAAGTCCTTCTGGACCTGCTCAAACTTCTTGAACTGCATGGAGTGTGGCTCCGAATGTGCGATGGTGATAGACGCAAGCGCCATCCCACCGATTCGGCTAACGCCACTCGTCCGGGCCCGGCATCGCGATCATATCACGATGCGACCGGCCGCTTTCGCGATCTCCTCACGAACGATCCGAGACGCGTCGTCGCGACCGAACTTCGGGACGCTGACACGGACGACGTGCTTTCGCTCGGTGACCGCCGGAACCTCGACGCGACCGAAGCGAGCCGCGGCCGTCTTGGAGATCAGACCCTTGGAAACCGCGTAGATCAACGCGTCCTGATTGGCCGGGACGCTGACCGCGGAGACCTCGAGCAACTTCCACTTGGAGAACACCTTCCGAACGTCCGGCCCGTACCGCTCGACATCGCCTTTCGTCGCGACCCGAGCGCCGCCGTCGAGCGGCATGAACCCGATCGAGACCGCCTTGACCACACCGGCGGCGACCAGGCCGCGAACGTAGTCGGGGAACCAGTCTCCGACGTAATCAGCTGGACGTGGAGCGAACTCGAACTCGGCGACGATCGATGAGTCCTCGCGCTTGAGCGAGATCGACCTGCCGATCGGCTGGGACGGATCGTGATTCCAGAGCAGGACCGGATTTCGCTCGTAGTCCTTGGCGTTCATGCCAGCCGGCACCATGACCTCGCCGTCGCGGTCGACTGAGTCAGTCGAGATCACGGCCTTGAACTTGCCGCCGACGATCGAGCCTTCGGCCTTGAAGTCTTTCCGGTTCATTCTTCGCCTTCCAGTACGGGAATCAGGTCGCAACGACAGTTCGGATGAAGCGGCGGTCCGCTGACGTTCTCGAAGTCGACGACAAATCGAGAGCCGTCAGACGCGGTCACCGAGTCGCCGACGTTGAGGAACGTGTCGCCCATGCCCTTGGTCGCGTTGCTCGCTCCGACAGCCTCGCAGAACGGACACGGCTCAGGAGCAACTAGCCACTTCTTGCCGGTCACGATGCCGCTCTGCTTCCACGCTTCGACCTGGCCCTGAACATATCCGCGAGTCGATTCGGTGCGAGCGATTACGCGAGCACGCTTGGAGTCAAAGCCCTTGTCCTCAAGGTCGGCTGCGAGTTCGTCGATGGTCTTGCCTTCCTCAAGTCCCTTGCCGAGCAGAGACCGAACGCGAACCGTCGTCGAGTCGCCTACCTCGTCGGCCAGCCTAGTCGTCGACCGATCGACCCACTTCTGCACCTCTGGATTAGCGAACTCAAACCCGACGCTCGGCATGAGTTCGCCGCGTCCGAACCGCTCGATCGCGTCATCGATACCGTCGTCGCCTCGCTTGCCTCCGGCTTTGATCGCTCGCTCGATGTACGGCAGAACCTCGGTCTTTATCTCGATCTTGAACTCGGCAGGTGCCAGCACGTCGACCGATCGATCGATCAGTTCCTGACCTGACAGACCAGACGTACGCAGAGTCTTGACGACCTTCCCGATGCGGTCGCGTCCCAGTTTGCCGAGCACGCGCTCGAGTTGCCGGATGATCCGTTCCTCCTCACGCGTATAGCCTCCAGCCTTGATCCGGATGCCGGCGTCGCCGGCGAGTGCGTCGCTCTGGAGCGTGATGGCTCCGGCCTTGTGCTCGACGCCGCAGCCGCATCCCTTTGTCTTGCCCTCGCAGTAGTCGATCGCGATCGCGATCGCCTGGTCCTGCGGATAGCCCTCGTCCATGAGCGTACGAACCTTGTCGCTCACGCAGTCGTCTGCCTGCTTGGTGCCGT